CTTCTTCCGTTTGGATCAGGTAGAAGTGGGAATGTGCTGGCGGAGTATACTCCCCGTTTTTGCCATTGAGGCGGGTGCCGTTGATCAGGGTAAGCCAGTTACGCGACATTTTCAGTTGCGAACGGGTCATGTTGATTACACAGCGTTGGGATGCACCGTCAATCATTGCGTAGCCGTAGTGGTTGGCTGTGTTCTGCAATTCTGTCTGGCGCCCATCGGAGTATGTCCTGATGTCACGGAACTGGGCATCCCTCTGCGTTTCTCCCAGTAACTGAGTGTCCTTGGGGTGGGCCGCGACAAAGCCGCCGCCGTTCTCCCGCAAGTTCCATTCAATATAGTTGCGATCGAAATAAACGGGAAGAAAGCGGATGCCTTCATCACCGTCAACAATCGTGTTGGTTGCTGTGAACAGCAAGTCGCCGACACTGGCGTCTGCCAGATACTTGACCGCTTTCTTCTTGATCTGCGGACTGCCGGGCTGAATAATTATAATGCGTGGCGTCGCCAGATCATCAGCGGTAATTTCACCGATGCCTGCACCTGCCTTCTCTTCAAATAGCGATACTATTTCTGCGTTTTGCTTTTTCGTTGCCATAATGCTCTTTTAACCTCTTAATTTTGTCATTTGGTAATTTTCGTTCGTTTTCCCTGGTACACGGAAAAAAGTTTCTGTGTATCCACGGTGAACGCGCTGTCGCCACTTTCAATGCGTTCTTTGACAAACGCCTTGAGGGTGGATGGGTGGACGCTTTCCCTTTGCGTAGGGATGTTTCCATTCTTTTGCAAAAATTCTTCCAAAAGCGCCATGGTTTCACGTGCCGTTGCATCTTCGCCTTTGCCGAAGGCAACGCTCACTTGATTCTTGATGATGTCGCCGTGGCCCTGTTGACGGAGCCATGCGTGGGCGGCATCACGGTTGTTTTTATTGATTCTTGTTGCGTAGAACATGTCAATGGTAATCCGCGACCCGTCTTTGAGACGCAGGTCCTGCATCCCCAACTCTGCCATTTTCTGCGGCAGGTCTTCCTCGGACAGGCGCCGGTATTGTTCCTTTAGTTTACGCAAACGTTCCTCGGTGTTGCCGATCATGCCGCCAATGCGGAGGAACCGGGTTATGTTTTCACTAAGGGTTTGGAGTTCGTTGTCGTCGAGTTTGGTGACTTTTCTTTCCGTGGTCTTCTCGAATAGATCCACGATATTATTCGCTTTTTCCATTGGTCTTTTTCCTAATTGTTCGTAGCCTCTTCAGGCTGCATTAAATGGTTGTAAATGAAGTTTAACTCATGTAGAATTTGTTTGCAACCATAACATAAATGAAAGTACAGGTTGCGTGAATTTGGCGATTCACTACACTATATATAGGACAGAGAACAACGAATGACATTAGCAGACTACCCGTTCAAAACGCTACCGTACGAACACCAACTGAGCTCCCTTAGACGATCATTGTACCGGCACGAATACGCTTATTTTCTGGAAATGGGGCTGGGCAAGTCAAAAGTGCTGTTGGATAATGCCGCGATTTTATTTGATGAGGGCAAGATCGATGCACTGGTGATTGTTACCCCCAAAGGGAATCTCCGAAACTGGGACAAATTGGAAATACCGAAGCACCTGCCGGACCATGTGAACCGGAATGTACTGGTGTGGCAACCGAATCACACGAAACAATGGCGTCAGGCCTATAATAAGATGGTCAAGGAAGACAGTGAGGGAATCCTCAACATCCTGACCATCAACGTCGAAGCGTTTTCCACGAAGAAAGGCTGTGTGTTCGTGGAGAATTTTCTTAATGTGCATCATACAATGATGGCGGTCGATGAAAGTACGCTGATTAAAAATCCCAAAGCACAGCGGACCAAGAACCTGCTTAAACTGTCCATTCTGCCACGCTACAAGCGCATCCTGACGGGTTTTCCAGTGACCAAGGCCCCACTGGACCTGTACAGCCAATGCGCTTTCCTGAGCCCCAGATTACTGGGGTTCAGCAGTTATTATGCGTTCCGTGCAAGGTACGCAGTAGTACGATTACGCAGTCTAGGACGCAACCGGTCGTTCCAGGAGATCGTGGATTTCCAGCGGTTGGACGAATTGCGGGCAGCACTGGGGGATTTCTCGATCCGCTATACCAAGGACGAGTGCCTTGACCTGCCGGAAAAAGTTTACATGAAACGGGAAGTCGAATTGACTGACGAACAGAAAAAGGCGTACGGAATGATGAAGAAGGAAGCGTTGATGATTATTAAGGATAATCTGTTCAGTACGCAGAGTGTGCTGACGCAACTGATGCGCTTGCAGCAGGTAGTGGCCGGCTCTTTGCGTAATGCGGACGGGAAAACGGTGCTGCTGGCCAATAACCGGGTCAAAGAGACAGTGAGTTTATTGGAAGAAACACGGGGAAAAGTGATCATCTTTGCGGTGTTCCAGACGGACATCGAGGAATTGGAAAAGGCTATCGGCAAACAGTTCGGGGTGAAAAGCGTGGCTTCCTTTTATGGGAAAACCTCGAACAAACGCCGCGAGGAAGTGTTGGAAGCGTTTCAGGACACCGACAGCGAACTGCGGTTCTTTGTGTCGAATCCACATACCGGGGGCCGTGGACTGACGTTGACCGCGGCGAACACCATGATTTTTTACTCGAACAGCTATGACCTGGAATTGCGGTTGCAGGCGGAGGACCGAATCCACCGGATCGGACAGGATAATCGTTGCACCTACGTTGATCTGGTTGCACCGGGGACCGTGGACACAAGGATTCTGGCCTCATTGCGAAAGAAGATAAAGATAAGCAACGAAGTTTTGGGAGAAGTAAAGGAGTGGTTTGTATAATAATAAAAATGGGGAAAATATTATGGAAGAAGAACGAATAGACGTGATCCTGTCGCCTGAGGAGTACAGGAAGCTGAAAACAATTGCCAGCGCCTTTCGGGCCACGGCCCAAGGACAGATCCGGCAACTTATCAATGACGATTACCAACGGAACGGGGAAGCGTACGAGGAACACCTGTCCAACAGGGTTGAGCAAAGAGAAAAAGAATGACGGATATGGTGAACCACCCACCGCATTACAATCAGGGAGCCATTGAGTGCATTGACGGGATCGAGGCGAGTATGTCAGCGGAACAATTTGAAGGTTATCTGAAAGGGAACCTGATGAAATATGTCTGGCGGTACGAGGACAAGAGCAAAAAACAGGACTTGGAGAAGGCAGAATGGTATCTCAGGAAGCTGCTTTTGCATGTAAAAACGCAGTTAAAAACATTAGACGAAAATATTTCCATCTAATGTTCATCTAAGCTAATAGGGGATTCCCTATAAACCCCCTTTTTATCCAAACATTATATCTTAGACGTGTTTTTAAGTTTTTAATGTTTTTTAACTATAAAGCAAAAGCAATAGAATCCGTCTAAGACGAATGATATTCGCTGAGATATAACCTATATAAGGGTTTCAATGTTATATAGACCGTCTGAGGTTCGTCTGAGAATCTAAGGAAAAAGGGGTGTTTTTTGCGCGACCGGGGACAAAGGCAAGGTAGAAAAGGTAAACATTAGATGAACTTTGCTTTTTTTGAAGTGTTATGTGCTTGTTTTATAAGAGAAAAAATTTTTGGGGTAAAAAAACACTTACCTTTTGAGCGTTTTTAAGCTAATTTCCTAGATATGGTAAAAGGTGTATCTAACAATCCAACAGGCAAAAAAGGGCTCACTGACAAGCAAAGAAGATTTGCCCGTGAGCTTGTCTATAATGATGGGTCGAAAACGAAAAGAGAGTGTGCGGCTTCTGCCGGTTATGCGGCAAACAGTGCCTCGGTAAAAGCGGCAGAACTTACCAATCCGAGAAAGTTTCCCCTTGTGGTTCGGCATATCCAAGAGTTGGAGAAAGAACTTCAGTCCAAATTTGATGTAACTTTTGCCCGACATGTTAGAAAACTTGCCGAGATACGTGATGAAGCAATGAAGAAAGGCAACTTAACTGCGGCCGTGACTGCGGAGGTACAGAGAGGACGTGCCGCCGGATTATACGTAGAAAGGAAGGAGATTCGCACGGGAACGCTTGATTCTTTGTCCGAGAAAGAAATAAAGCAGAAGATAGATAGCTTGCTTGCTGACTATAAACCTTTACTTGAAGCCGAAGAAGCGGTGTTTGAAGAAGCCTGATTCTTCTTTAGCCCGTTGTTTTAATATGCGTCCCATCAGCTTTCGTGTGAGGTTGACGTAAAAATCTTCATCGCTGACGCTGTTGCAAGATTGGCAGAGGCGAAAGTGGATGGGTTGTCCATGACGCGAGCGTACGGTGCGTCCAACCATTTCCCTGAGCTCCCCTTTCCACGTACAACAATCACAGAAAGCTATTTTGCCGATGGCCTCGTTCATTTGGCATCTTCCAGGGATTCTATCTTCTGTTCCAGTTTTTCGATGTACATTTCCTGTGAAGCAACTCTTTTCCTGAGACCTTTGGCCATGTTCCGCCAGTAAACTTTCTCTGCTTGGTTTTCTTTACCATAACCCCAAGCCTGTTCTGTCGAGTAGGTCTCCTTCTTGGGCTTAGTCATTGGATCGGGGAGTCTTCGCTTGTTTGAGACGCAAGTAAATTTTCCCCCCGACCTCTTTTAAATTCTTCATTCATCAGGCTTCTCCCCTCTTTAGGTCTTTCTTTTCAAGAAAACTACAGACAAGACTGTTGATATGTGTTTCTAAAGATGTATCACGTTCTTTAGTTATTTCGGGATGCTTTTTATCAGCATCAGGTATGAGAGGACTATCTGACAGTTTCCATTTTGGAAGATTAGTTCTGCACCATTTGTCTAGATCACCTGATTCCCCTCTAAAATCGTAAATGTGTCCACCACCATGACCTCGATTGGAAACGCGACCAATTTTTTTACCATTTACACAAAGACTAGCTTCAAAACAAAATGTTTCTTCGCTCATGCCTTCATAGTGTTTGATATTTTTAAGTTCTATTTTCACCAGGCTTCTCCTCTCCATAAAATGAAACCATATTTTTCATCCAGTTCTTCTTCGTCTTTAGCGTCTATATCATGTGTCCTTAAAAAATCAAGTGCTTCTTGATCGTTTATAAATTCCATGACTTCATCCTGATCATCTAAAATAAACTCCAAAGGATTTAATGTAATGTTTTCGGGATGTCTGCCTATGTTAATAGTTGGTTCACTCATCAGACGCTTCCTCACCAAGAAACTCCCAACAAACTAAACAACTGTTTTTATAAATTGGGGAAACAATCTCACACGGATCACAGTACCTCCATGAGTCTGTTTTTAATATTCCATCTTCAGCGGCTCTGTGAACTGCAAACTGTCCACCTTTTTTATCTATATAAATTTCATAGGCTTTTTCAAAATTACTCATCAGGCTTCTCCCTATGGTAGTTCTATATTCTGGAATCTCTCCAGCTCAATGATTCGTTCTTCGAGCCGCTTCATCTGCGCTCGTAGGTGTTCGTTCTCTTTGCGAAACTCGTTGTTATCCTGGAGTAGCATGTCTGCTCGCTTGCGTAGTCCATCTGCGAGTCGTTCAAACAGCTCGATTTCGGCCTTGTTGCCGCCAACTCCCCAGGCTTTCTCGGTTGAGTATGGTTCGTCTGGTTTAGTCATCGGACCTCCCGTATTTTTCTTTTACATACTGCTCATTATTTTTAAAATTTTTATCTCTTTCTTCTTCAGTCTTATACCACTCAACCTCACAAATATTAAATTCGATTA